TCAATATGGAGCGCTGAATACATGCAGCAACCATATGATGTTGAGGGCATTTTATTACCAGCTTCAAAACTCAATTATTTCAATTCAATAGCCGATATTCCAAAAGAATCAATTGTTTGGCGGTTCACTATTTCTGACCCGGCAAACAAGGGCGGGGATAAATACTCCAATCCATTTATCTACGTGTGCATGATAAATGACCGGGTAGCATGTTATGTTGTTGATGCTATACATTCGACAGACGGTATAGAGGCGAACACGGAGCGCATACCATTAAAGGCAAAAGAATTGGGCATGGAAGCGATGTTTTTGGAGGATAACGGGATAGGACTGGCCGCCGCATTGTTGATCAAAAAGAAGCTACCGGCAAATGTTAAGTTTGCACCGTTCCATTCAAGTATCAATAAAGAAACGCGTATCCTTTCAAATTACGAATTTGTGCGCGACTTCTTTTATTTTCAGCGCGAACCAGAGCAGGGGTCAGAATATGCCTCGTTTATGTACGACATGACTAACTATCAAAAAGAGGGTGACAACAAACACAGACTTGATGCAATAGATGTTATTTGCAGCGCGGCGAACTTTGTCAAACTGAAATTCCACAAAGTTATATATGGCCAATAATTNNTTCGGGAAGAAGGGCATTGAGTACCATGAAGAGAAGTGGGAGGTTAAAAGCATCGGCAAATTAAAAATGCCAGAAGAGTTGTCTCATAGCAATGCTTTTACCCTTGCTAACTCTGTTCCAGAGCTGTTTTTCCCTGTTGATTTCGTTGCAGACCGTGTTTCAAAGGTTCGGTATTACATAGCTGATATGAAAGGCAATGAGTTTCCAAATAGCGAATTGAACAGGTTTTTGGGCGATATAAACCCGCTTTTCTCATTTGCGGACATGGTTTACAATTACTCCTTTTCGCTCAATTCTGACGGCAACGGGTACCATTATTTGTCGTTTGCAAATAGCATGGGATCGGAACCAAGCCCGAACAATATTACGCGGTGGGACTTGCTCCAACCTAATTTTGTTGACATTGACGAGTATAACAACCTTTCAATGCTTGATGTTAATAGCGTTGTCGAGTTTGTTAAACGTGCGAGATATTGCGAATTAGGGGCAAAAGATAAGGGTTTGGAGTTATCTAAACTGTTTATTGATAACGCCTCAATGATCCGGCGCCCAAATTATCAATCACTATCTCAAGGGCTACTTTGGAAGGCTAACAAGTCAATTGATACGCTCCTAGCCGTCTATTCAGCGCGCTACAATGTGTACGCAAACAATGGTGCGGCCGGGTATTTAGCAAAGAAAGGCACATCCGGGGCAGCTGGCGAAGCGATGGCCGCCGCGATGGGCGAAGACAATAAGCGAGAAGAGATACTAAAAGACATCAACTCCCGCAACGGGGTAACAGGCAAGCGCAATTTATGGGGAATCTCAGGGGTGCCGATTGAATTTGTCAAAACACTTGCTACCATTAGCGAGCTATTGCCATTTGAAGAGACATTGGAAAGCTCAATTAAAATTGCATCAGCCTTCCAAATTCCCCCCGTGCTGGTTCCACGAAAGGATCAATCAACCTTTGACAATCAGGCGGCGGCCGAAAAGTCAGTGTGGGAAAATGCTTTGTTGTCGCAATGTCAAACTGTGTGCGACAACCTTACAAAGTTGTTTCAGCTCAAAAAGGCAAAGGCAAAGATCATGTTTGACGCCTCGAATGTGTCCGCTCTTGTTGCGAACGAAAAGGATAATGAGGAGCTAATAAAGTTGCAACTTGAAAATATTGCAAAGATGCGCGAGATAGCACCTAATGCGAATATTGATAATATGATTAACGACATAATCAAAAAATATGAAACCAGAAAATAAAGATTTGGAATCTAAAG